CGGTGTGGATAGAGTGCGACGCTCACGGGGCTGTCTCTCGTGCGCCCTACTTTGTTGAATAAGCCGGCTTGCCTTGCTTACGGGTGATATGTCCCCTACCACTGCATCGATGTGCGACCCCTTATATGGGGCGGGGCTACTTCCCTTTTCCCCGTGTATTCACGAGGAATACACCTATAATAACAGTTTATATGGTTATGTCAACGTGTAACACAACCTATTGAATTCAAAAGGTTTGGAAGGTACTCCGATCGGCACCGCAGGGCGATCCAGGTTCGGGAGTCCCGTTCCACGGCCCCATACATACAAATAAAAACCCGCACTCACACACTTAAACCACCCCTAATGAGTACATTATTGTGTCTTTTATGTGACTATTTGTTACTTATATGCGACATTGTTTGTTTTTTTAAGGGATTTGTTAACAGGATTGCTAAAAACCTTGTATATTTTGAGTCCACCGTAGGGGGGTAATATGTTATACTATATAGTAAGGTAATAGACTACACGAGAAATTGATGAGTAAAGAGTATTATAATATAAAAATACCCCCTATAAAATACATTATAGATAATAATATAGATTTTTGTAGTGGTAATATAATTAAATACGCTAGTAGATGGAATAAAAAAGGAGATCCTATAGGAGATTTAGATAAAATAATTGAGTATGCTAGGATTCTTAAGGAGGAAGTTAATAATCATGAAGAAGCATACAAGCCTAAATAGACTGTCGGGCCCGTGTTGGGGTGCTTCCCTCTCATCTTTCGCCTAACGGCGTCTTCTCCCACCCCTTCACGGCCCACTTAATTAATAATGGAAGTATTAGATATATTAGCTTTTCCTAATCCACTACTGAGAAAGGAAAGTATTGGAATAGGGAAAGAAGAGGATATGAGAGGTATTGTGAGGGATATGGTTACTACCATGTATGCTCATGATGGAGCTGGATTGGCTGCACCGCAGATAGGAATAAGGAAAAATCTCATCGTCTTTGATCCTTCAGACGATATGTCAAATTTAACCGTAATGGTAAACCCAAATATAAAGGCGAAAGACGGTGAGGTTTACGTTAGTGAGGCTTGTTTGTCTGTTCCAGATATTCGGGCCAGGATTAAGAGATCCAAGAATATAAAAGTAAGATATAATAATTTAGATGGGGACACTATCACAAAGGATTTCAGTGGGTTTGAGTCTATTTGTATTCAGCATGAAATGGATCATCTTAAGGGTAAATTAATAATTGACTATATAGCATCATGAAAAAACGTCGTGGAGAAGTAGTCCATAATAGTGTATGGACGCCTAATAACAAGAAGATAGTCGGTGAAATGTTCACCAATGGTGCGACTATAGTAGAGATTTGTAATTTCTTGGGAATCAACAAAAGTACTTGGTATCGCTGGTTAAAGGATTCAAGGAAGAGCAATTTTCAGGAGGCAGTGGAGTTAGGGCTCCAGGCATCTGAGGCTCATTGGATTTCAGTGGGCAGGAATAATTTAGAAAATAAATCATTCAATACTGCCCTTTATTCTTTTATGATGGTTAATAAGTTCGATTATAGATCTGCTTACTCCAAACAAGAGAAGGATATTAAAGAGACCAAGACTACTAAAATTGAAGTCAAGAATGCTGTCGATGTTAAGGAGATAAAGAGTAAAATGAAGAATCTCCCTATTGATATAGAAAGGCCAGAGGTCTTAAACTAGGAGGATATATGCCTATAGTCGGTGGAAAGAAATACGCCTACACGCCCAAGGGTGCTAAACAGGCCAAGGCTGCTGCAAAGAGAGCAGGTAAACAAATCAAAATGACCTCTCATAAGAAGGCCAGGAAACGAGGATAGTATTATGGTTGCTAATGGTTTTGGTGATATGCACGGGGTTGCTGAGGCTGGTGCTCCCGGCGCGGTGGGATCAGCAGGTGGTATGGGCGCAGGAGGGTCTGTAATAGGAGGGGGCGAGGGACATCCTGGAGGTGGCTATAATCAAGGTGAATTAGCTGCTGCTATTGCTAACGCTATGGCTGCTGGAGCTTCTAATGAAGGTGGATGGGAGCCAGGATATGCAGAGGCTCAAGATGTGGCAAACCAACAAAATACTCCAGCTGCTGCAGAAACAGCTATAGGCGTTCCTGGATATAATGTGGGCGCTGCGGGGCAAGAGTCTTTTGCTGACTGGTCTACACAAGTTCAGCCTAGTGGTGACCAATTAAGCCCTGGAGAGCAGGCAAGAGTAGATGCTTCTTCCGGAGCTGGATACCAAGACGTTATAGGATCTAATACTGGATTAGCACAGGCACAGCTGGCAAATGCCGCTTTTTATGCTCCTCCAACTGTCTTCCAAGGGGAAGGCGGTGGCGGTGGTTACACGCCGCAATCAACAGGGGCTCCGGGAGCATCATGGAATGATCCGGGAAGCGTTATGGTCGCTGCTCCTGATATGTGGATGAGCCAGCCTCAAGGCGCGGCTCCTGATATGTGGATGGGTCAACCGCAGAGAGGCTCGTCTTGGCAAGGCACGGAAGCAACAAAAATAGGTATGCCTGGACCTCTTGGCCAAGGTGGTATGATTAGCCAAGTAGACAATCAAGGAAAGGATACGCCGGGAGCCATTACAGCAGGAACCCCACCAGCAGATTCGACCCTGGTCGATGACCTGGGCTTCCTTGTGCAGGGCACTGGTCGGGCAGAAGCAAGCACGGCGCAACAGGCTGCAGGTAGTGTACCAATACCCAAAGGACAAGATCCACTAACAGTCGCGCAGGCTAGAATGGGCGATAAGGCTGTTAGGCAAGCAGTAAAAGGTAGCGCTGAGTTTAACCAACTAAATAAGCAGATGAAGGATAAATCATACGCTAATGTTGCAGATAGGATTGCAGCTAAAGCCAAAGAAGATCCAAATGGAAAGGTATTGGATGGAAATAACAGGCCTACGCATATAACAAATGCTATGCTGGCGAATGCCTTTCTAAACGCTGATACAGTAAGAAGCGCTCTCAGAAGTGTACATGGAGCAAGCAGAGCGGAATCTATGATTACTAGTTTAGCTGATATGTATACGGGAGGAATAGCCTCTGGATTAATAAACTCGTTAGAGCAAACATTAATAAATAATGGTCTTTATGATAAGACTCATCCAGAAGCTCTTCTTGATATTGTTAGAGATGCTTTAGTGGATAGAGAGCCTCTAGGCGGAGGAATAGGAGGACCATCTAATGCAGCTGAGTCAGGGGCTATCGACCAAGCTGTACGAAGTTTTGTAACGCAGTATCCGTGGGCAAAGGGATTAGATCCAAGATACATACAGTATCTAATTGCTAATCCTGCGGAAGTAGAGAGCCTACTATCGGGGGCAAAAGAGCTGAATGATGTACGAATTCCGGTTTAACTTTAGGTGTATAATATAGGAGTATTAAAATGGGTGTATCAATGATGAGCTCTCAAGTCAGAGCAATGGATAGGATGTTTGAAAGAGTTATGGGGATGACTGGACATAGAAATCCCTTAATGATGGTAGACAATATTTTTGATCGTTTGGAGACGTTTACGCAAACAGCGTGTATGCCAGAAGAAGGGTCTGAATTTACTGTCTATAAAATGGTTCCTACAACTTACAGAGCGGAGAAACAGGAAGACGGTTCTGTTTTGCTCAAGATTGTAGAAAAGAAGGCGGGGTTTTCTGAGGAACTCAAGGGTCCCGATATGGAGAAAGATGCCGATAAAAAGGTGTAAGCTATCTAACGGTAAGAAGGGTTGGAAATGGGGAAATAAAGGAAAATGTTATTCCTCAAGAAAGAAAGCCGAAGAGCAGGCTAAAGCCGTATACGCTGCAGGATACAAAGGGAGCAAGTAATGCTCCCTAGTATCTCTAAGAATTATTTAAATGAAGGCAAAAACGCTAAGGCTGCTTTCGAGTTTGCAGAATGGGCTCAAGGCGAACAATTTTATAAGGTTATTGAGGCATATGCTGATTGCCATAATGACCCTAATATTGATGATTCTTTTATTCGTACTCTGGGCCAGCTTGATAGGTACTATCTTGGTGTTTTTCTTTGTAATCGCCACGATATGCTACATCCTTGGATATATGAAAGGTGTAGGGAAGTAGAGGGTGATAGAGACGGAAGATTGGACTTGTGGGCGCGATTCCATTATAAAAGCTCTATAATAACATTCCTGGGTACTATACAAGAAGTTTTGTGTAATCCTAATATTACTATAGGGTTGTTGTCATTCTCAGCAAGGCAAGCTAAGCCCTTCTTGCGCCAGATAATGCAGGAACTTGAAGCTAACGAAAAGCTGTGTAGCCTATTTCCAGACATATTATGGGAAAAACCTAGGCAACAAGCTCCTAAATGGGCCGAAAACGAAGGTATATGCGTTAGGAGATCCTCTAATCCGAAGGAGCAAACTATTGAAGCCCACGGATTGGTTGATGGTCAGCCTACTGGACGACATTTCGATCTTATTATTTATGATGACGTAGTAGTCCAGGAGTCTGTATCCACGCCAGAGCAGATAGCTAAGACCACAACACAGTGGGAGCTCTCTTTAAACCTTGGGTCAACGTATAGTCCTAGGTTTCAGTATGCGGGAACCAGGTATTCTTACGGTGATACGTATGGTACAATATTACAGAGGGCTGCAGTAAAGCCAAGAGTTTATCCAGCTACTCATAATGGACAGATGGACGGGTATCCAGTCTTTCTTACCCAAGAAAGATGGGAAGAGATAAGGAAAACAACATCTACGTATACGGTCGCCTGCCAACAGTTATTAAACCCAATAGCTGGTAGTGATATATCTTTTGAAAGCGATTGGTGGAGAGAGTGGGAAATACGCCCTTATACACTCAATGCGTATTTAATGGTAGATCCAGCTAGTTCAAAGAAGAAGGAATCCAATAGAACTGCTATAGCTGTTGTAGGTGTAGATGCCAACTATAATAAATATTTGTTAGATGGTGTATGCCATAGAATGAGTTTATCCGAGAGATGGAATACACTTAAGCAATTAAGGGCAAAATGGAAAAGAGCGCCAGGAATAAGGGAAGTAAAGGTCGGTTACGAAAGATATGGCGCTCAAAGCGATATAGAGCATTTTAAGGAAATGATGAGGATAGACGGAAGTTCATTTCCTATATATGAATTAAACTGGGTTGGCGGGGGTGGTTCGCAATCCAAGAAAGATAGGATACAGAGGCTAGAGCCTGATCTAAAGGATGGTTCATTTTTTTGGCCTTATCCTACAGATAGCAAAAAGTTAACTTCTCTTCAGCTAGACGCTAAGGAAAGAAAGCAAGACTTTCTCTTGTCTAGTAAGATTATGCGTAAGGACGAGAATGGGAAGATATACGATTTAGTTAATTGGGTCAGGGATAATGAATATAGTTTATTTCCTACTATTCATCCAGACTTTTTAGATGCACTATCTAGGATATATGATATGGACCCCACGCCTCCCATAAGGAGATCTCATAGGGTTCTTGAGCCAGAAGCGGAGGCTGCGTTTTGATAAAGAAATTTTTAATTAGTTTAATCATGCTGATCCCTATGCAGCTAAGCGCAGGTCCGCCAGATGGTGGACGGCCATTGCAAGTACCGTTTTTGATTTACTGCCACCCCAGTGAGAATGACATGGTTGCCGCTATTGCTAAGTCATTTGGTGAACACATTGCTCTCACGGCGGATGTAGGCGATCATATGAAACTCTTTATTTTCCTGAATGAGGAGACAAGAACCCTATCTATTATGGGAACAGCAGATGAGAGTTGTTTGATTTTTTCTGGAACAAATGTAGAACAGTTTGACGCGCCCGCCTATCTTCCCAAAGAAGGCGACGAAGAGACATGATTCCCGAGGGATGCCCATTGGATATTGACCCCATAGAAATAGGGAAGCTAATCCAACAAGTGGAATTCCTAACGACGCAGGTACAAGAAAATAACAGACGGTTGAAGGATTTAGAGAATCACCTTGAGAGAACACGAGGAATGGGGCTG